AATACAGAACGAGCTTGTTCTTTAGCAATACCATTTTCAATTGCCCAATTATAAGCATCTTGAGATTGTTTAATAATGCCAGCTTGTTTACGTCCCCACTCAGCAATCAAATCTAGATGCCTTTGATTTTCAACCAAAGATGGATCGTTTTCGATTTCAATAGAATTTTGACGATTAGTATGATCTTGAAGTCGAGCTTCACGTTTAACCATATCTAAATCTTTAGTTGGATCAGCATATCGCTGACTAAATTCTTGAAAGCTAAAACTTCTATGTCTTAAGATTTGTCGCGCGATGTCTCTTGTGGTTTCGATTTCGAGGCATGCTGAGACCATTTCGAATGGCGACCAGTGAGATTCTTTGGCAAGGTATGACAAGAGTCTCTCAGCTGTCTTCTTATTGGATTGGTTCGATGGATTGGAGACACGGGCGCAATACGCGATGAGATCTTGGGCATCATCAATTCCTATAAAAGCATCTTCTGCGGGTTGTGAATAACTAATTAGTCTTACATTAGGTTTCAAAGTTTAAAATCCTCAAATTTCTTTCCAGCTGGAGTTTTGTCAAATACAGGTGTATCGTCAGTTAGCGTTTGTTGGGAATCATCCACATCATAAAGGCGCATACGACTTCGATCAATACCAACAACAAATCTTTTATAATTAGTAGGATCGTTATACCTGTTCTTAAGCTGTTTGACCATAATTTGACCATCGCGTTCGAGCTCTTCGGTTGAGATGAGTGCAAACATGAGGTCTGCGGTTGCGGGTAATCCAAAAGACTCAGAGGTATCTTCAAGCCCAACATCCGAGTTAGAATAACCACTGCGAGTCGTTTGCGTTGCAGAGAATATCGGTAGGTCGTATTCCACTGCAAGACCTCGTAATTCTTCAGCAATTGCTTTAATGTAGTTGTATGAATTGATAGCACCACCCATTCCTTTCATACGGCTAGATGCACAGATATTAAGATAATCGATAAAGATAATATCAGGCACAAATTGTTTCTTGAGTTTTAATTCATTTAATAATGCTCTGAAATGGCCAGCATGAGCAGAACCAGTTGGGTATTCTTTTACGATAAGTTTACCAGTCGTTTTACGAGCAAGATCGGCAACCTTTGTCGTAAACATATCTTTTGACAAATGATCAAGTTGATCGATTGGAACGTTCAATAAGTTAGCGTCAATACGTTCGGCAATTCTTTCTTCTGCCATTTCCATAGTAATATAAAGAACATTATTACCTTCAGTCAAAGCTGCTGCAGCAACATGGCACATGAATAAGGATTTACCAACACCAGTACCAGCAAGAGCAATATTGAGAGTCTTATTAGGTACGCCGCCTTTGGTAATTTTGTTAAAGTATTCAAGATCAAATGGAATTCGATCTTCTTCTGTATGATAGAAATCATAACGTTGATTTACATCCTCAATATAATCGTGACCAACTGAAGCATCAAATGTCACAGCAAGAGCATCTTGTAAAAGAGATGGCAAACTATTTTTTGTGAGCGTAGAATGTTTACCATCAATAATAGTAATTGATTCCATTACAGCATTATAGATTGCTCGATCTTGACACCATTTTTCAGTATTATCAAGCAACCATTTATCATCTACTTTATCACCAACAAATAATGTTTCAGCAATTTCACATGCCGCAGTATAAGCATCACCACTTAAAGTTGAATTATTTAACTCAACCATAAATGATTCTGCTGTAGGCAACTTATTATATTTCGCTACATATTTACCAGCTTCTTTAAAAAGAGTACGATAAGGACCTTCGAAATATTCTGGTTTAATAAATGGCAAAACGCGACGCATGTAATCATCGTCGGTCAATAAATTTCTTAGAATAGTTTGTTCAATTTTATTGTTCAATGAATCCTACCGTTTCTCGTTTAATATCATTATGATTAAATTCTGCCCAATACAATTCAAAGGCGACACCGTCTTCGAGACATTCAAATTGATGATAAACACCTGGCTTGACCTTTGTATACATTCCTGTTTCAAGAATAGTCTCGTCAACTAGATCGTAATCTTTCTGCCATACACGAATAAGCATACGACCAGATTCAACATAAAAGCCATTCCATTTAAACTCATGACAGTGTTTAGAACAAACACCACCTTTATTCATTTCAATACGATGGAACTCCAACGCCCCATTGGCTTCTACAAGTTCTGTATTGCCCCATACTTTACCTGCAATCATTCCAATTCTCCTCGCTGTGATTTTATTATCTGCTCATACATAAAGAACAACTGTTGAAATTTCCATTGGTATAGCTGTTGCATACCCATCAAGGTGTTCATCAGTTCATCTTGTGTAGGCTCACATTCACCGTCACCTATCTGTTTGAACACTACCTGTAGGTCATCGCATACATGCCAGCAGTCCATAATTAACTGTTCAAGTTCGTATAGTTTCATTCCATTTCCTCGCATCATCAGGTGTATTAATTTCTATTCCTGACCATTCTACCTCATTTACACCGATTTGTACACCATTTTTTATCCATCTTAATTGTTCTAATTGTTCGATTTTTTCTTCAGGATATTTTACATATGACCAATATTTAGCAAGAGCTTCTCTTGTATATCCATATACACCTAAATGCCAATCACCGTATCCTTTAAATCCTCGTCCAAACCATAATGCTTTATTTTCATGGCGAATTAATTTTACTGTATTAGGATCATTTTGTAATTCTTTAGGCATTTTAGTATAAACAGTAGATACACGATAAAATCCTAATAAATCTATGCAACCTTCAATGCAATCAGATGTTACGTCAGGCATATCACCTTGAACATTAATAAATCTTTCATATCTTCTTAAAAGAGGTATGGCTCCACCACATCTTTCAGTTCCATTTTTGTAATCAGCATTTTCAACTCTACAATTATTATCATTAAAAAGTTCTGCTATACTCCAATCATCTGTTACAACATATGTATCATAACCTGTTTTGGCACATGCTTCATACACACGTTTTATCATTGGAATGCCACCTAAATTTACAAGTGGTTTTCCAGGAAACCGACTAGATTTAAATCTAGCTGGAATAAGAATAGCGGTCGATGTCATCTATCACCTGTTGAAAATTTTCTAATTTTAACATATTAGGTCCGTCACTTGGTGCATTGTCTGGGTCAGCGTGTACTTCTAAGAAGAAGTTGCTAACGCCCATAGCAGCGGCAGCGCGAGCAAGACCTGGCACGTAATCACGATTACCGCCAGACGAGTCACCGGCCCCTCCAGGTTTTTGTACTGAGTGCGTTGCATCAAATATGATCGGAACGCCAAAGTTATCAAGCATGTACTGCAGACCGGTAAAATCAACAACAAGTGTGTTATAACCAAAGCTAGTACCTCTCTCTGTAATCCAAACTTCTTTAGCACCTTCTGTTTTACTTAGTATACCTTTAACATCCCAAGGTGCCAAGAATTGGCCTTTTTTAATATTAATAATACAATTAGTTTTACAAGCTTCTTGAATAAGATCTGTTTGTCTACATAAAAAAGCTGGTATCTGTATTACATCAACAATATCTTTTAAATATTGAATATGATCTATTTCATGTACATCTGTAACTATTTTTAAATCAGGAATTTCATCTTTCATATAAAGAAAGTCACGAATGGTTTCATGTAAACCAAGCCCACGTTTACCATTTACGTGGGTTCGGTTTGCTTTATCATAGCTAGCTTTAAAATAATAATCAAATAAGTATTGATCACAAACCCATCTACATTCATGAGCTATTTCTAAAGATTGTTCAAATGATTCATGTTGACACGGGCCCGCTATTATCCTCACGTTTTGCTTCCTCTCGTTGTATGGCAGCTTCAACCGCGTTAGTCATACATTCATATAGAATTTCACCTACAACTTCAGCGCAATTCTCTTCTTTAAGACCATCAATTGGAGAAGACAAAATTTCAAAACTAAAATTTAATTCGTCTTTTTCAGCCACTTCGGCAATAGTACCAAATCTAAAAATAGTTTCAGTATATTCACCTTTTAATATTCTAACATTCCACCAATTTTCATCATCTGATGGAATAAGTTCAAAGTCTTCATTCTGTTTCAAATTCAAGTTCCACTTCTGCTTGATAACCAATAGCATATTGACGTTTTAAGAATTCTTTGAAATCAGTATTGGCAAAGATTGGATCCCAAAACTCTTTTTCTAGAGTTTGATCATGCCGTACCTTTGCGCCAATTTCACCTGTTTCCTGATTAACTTCAGAATACCACCCGTTGGAAGGTTTAGTAACGTAGCCACCAGCGAGAGCCACATCAAGAAGGCCGCTATAATTGCGAACACCACCGTCCCAGGAAACAGTAATAGGAATCTTAGACTTTTCTTTAACATATCTGCTCTTCTCAACATTAATTACAAAATGATAACCTTGGATTTCTGTACCTTTTTTATCTTGTTGTCTACCAAGAATCCAAATATTATCAGCACTATAATATATACCTGTACCTCCAGATACTACAGCTTTTGGAAATAATCCAATTTCCATATAAGTATGATTTACTGCAATAAGAGGAATATTTTTCATATTTAGATATGGAGTACACATTCTAAATAGACCTTTTAGTGCCTTCGCACGTGACATATCTGCTACAGATTTTTCATTAATAGCATCTTCTAATTCTTTTTTCGATGCTAAGTTTCCAACAGAATCGATCATAATAATAACTTTATCATCACGATCAAGACCTTCGAGTTGAGAGATGACATCAAATTTGAGTTCTTCTACATTTGTAATTGGAGTATGAAGAACACGAGTAGGATCAATATCATATTGTTGGAAATATGCTTGAGGTGAACCAAACTCTGAATCATAGAATAGCAGTACGGCGTCTTCATATTTTTTCAAATATGCCGAAGCCATAATAAGACCAAAAGATGTCTTAAAATGTTTTGATGGACCTGCAAGAACTGTAAGGCCTGGAGCAATTCCACCGTCTACAGAACCTGATAATGCCACATTAATCATTGGTACATCTGTTGGTACCATATCTTTTTCAGTAAAAAACTTACTTTCACTAAGAGCAGCAGTAAATTCTACTTTACTGTTCTTCTTCAATTTATCCATTATTGACATATTATACAGGAGTCCCTTCATATTGATTATTCATAATAAATTGTTTTACATCGACAATTGGTTCCCAACCAAATTCTTCTTTCATATGAGTATTATCAGCTGTATTGTTTGGTGCTTCACAAGTAGCACCTTCTTTTATAGGTACGTCATATCCAGCCAATTTTGCCAAATCAGATACAATATTACCCACTCCAGTACCAATATCGTAAGCGCGCTGTTGTGGCTCAGTGTCCGAATTGATAATAGCCAATATCGCTGAGACAACATCACTAACGTGAATAAAGTCACGCACGTGATTAGTACTATACTCAAGATTGCCTGAAAGAAGCCTACCCATGAACATAGTATCGCGAGCACCATCACCATACACAGTTGTAAAGCGAAGCGCGGTTTGTCTAGCTCTTGCAGTTTCTTCGTTAACTTTCTTTGTTGTTCCATAAGGAGATAACCACCATCTGTGAATACAAGATGAGGAAGCATACAATAATGGCACATTATTCTTCCTACAGATTTGTTGTATTCGGGTTGTATTTTCTACATTGTTTTTCCAATATTCTTCTGGATATTCAATGCTACGTCTTACATCGGCTTGTGCTGCTAAATGAATTACCCAATTTGTGCCAGTAGGTAATTCAAAATGATCGATATGTCTATTATCTTTTCGATCCCATTGATCTACAACATGTCCAGCTGTAATCAATTCTTTTACCAAATGGGATCCAATGAACCCATGTGATCCAGTTACTACAAATTTCATTTGAGAATCCTCTAATATTACTGAAGCTATTTATTCTATTATACCATAAATTCGTCTAATAGTACACTCTTTTCTGGTGGTCGACCTTGTCTTTGTGCCCATCCTGATACCCAACCAGAATTATTTTGAATATCAGCAGCAATATGGTCAAATGTATCATCATTTCGTGGTACATAATTTTGACCGAATCTGACAAAGTCACATAAAACATCTTCGTTATCTCGAGGTGCACCACCCATACGTTCACATAATACATCCATAAATTTATCAGTACTATATCCGCTTGACATCATTTTCATACATCTAACGGCATTATTACCAAAATACCCATGAGACTGATCATCCACAAGATCTTTATGATAATCACCTAAATCATATGAAAAAGCAGCATAAACAAAGTTAAATTTTCGATGTCCTTGTTCTGCGTTATAGGCATTTAAAAAATCACTTACTTGTTTATGTGTTTTCTTTTGACCACTATGTAACCAAT